CGTTGTAGGTAATTAAGCCTACTCAATTTTGTTTTTCAAATCATTTAATTGGTCTATAAACGATTCAATCGCTCTAAGTTCAGCTTCTCTAACTCTAAGCATTGTCATTTTTTCAATGGCAATGGGTTCTATTTCTGCAATATCATTTTTGATATTTTGTCTTTCGTTTTTTGCTTCTTGAATCTTCTTTTCTATTTCAGTCATAATTTAAATGCTTTAATTGTTTCTTTAAATGGGTTACCTTCTATGTTCTTAACTAATTCTAACATCTGTTGTGCTAATTCTCGCACTTCTTTTTGACTATGTTCTGAATTTCTCAATTGTTGAAAATGATAAAAACTTCTCCAATTAAAAGAAATGTCTAAAGTAATCTGTGAAGACATCATTTTGAAAAATCTTGCTGACTCCTTTGCTCGTTTCCTTCCTAGCATTGGAGTCAAGTCTGCTAAACATTCATGATATAGTTTATTGTTAGCTTCTGCTTGATCTGATAATTTCTTATACCATTTAATAGGAAAATCACTAGGTAGATACTCTTTATCTTCTTTCAATTCTTTATATCTAGCGGATTCTCCATTTATACTTACACCTATACGATGTTTTAATAAATGGATATGTGTTGCTTGATCCACATTTACTAAGAAATGAAGCATGGACTTTTCAAACGGTGTGTGATGTGATTCACTTGCCAACATGTTTAACAACTTAGGCATTCTATCTTCTTTTTCTTCTGATAAATCTCTACTTGTACTTGTCCATGCAGACAAAGCATGTACTTTATCAGATCCGTAATACCCTATTAATTCTACTGTATTCTTCATATGTTTTTGTTTTAATTATGAACCGCAGCTTAAACACTCATCATCATCCTCTTCTGGAAATTTTTCAATTCTAGGATTTAATTGTTTTTTCAGTTCATATATTTTTTGCATGGTCTCGCCATCACTAAATATATTACCAGTTAAAGTAGCTTTTAACTCTTCAATCTGCTTTTTTAAATTTTTTTCTGTACTCATAAGTTTATTATTTACTTATAAAGTTACTCAATATTAAAACATTTTTCACTTTTTCTATTAAATCATCAATTGTACCATTATTATTTATGATATAATCAAAATCTTTGTATTCATCTAAACCTGTTTCAGAAGCGTGATCTAAAGTATAATCAGTGTTGTGACTACAATCATTACATATTAGACCACAAACATAATTTTCTTTATAACATATGACTTCTTTTGTATTAATGGATTTACATTTACCACATGTGTTTCTTGTAACTCTTATTACTAAACCTTCTCTTTTCTTTATTGCTTTGGCCTCATTTGGGAACCTTGTGTCCGTTATAACCCATGCATTAGATTTAGATTTATAATCAATAAATAACGCTTTTTCCCAGATATCTTCAATAACTTGATTTCTCATTGCATCAGTACCAACTTTTTGTAAAAGTTCTCTATAAGTTAATCCCCAACCTGGAATAGATCTCTCTTTAAACCTTTGGTCTTCTAATTCTGTCAATGTTGCACCTGTAAGTATGCTTATAATTTGTTTTAATTTGTATGCATATTTTTTGATTTCAACAGAACTAGCTATATCAAGAGCTTTGTCTGCATCATCAAGATCAACTACTTCATCAAATCTTAAATCCTTATAATAATAAGGATGTTCATTTTTTAATAATAAATACTGAATTATTAAACCTACAGTATCTTTTCCAGATCCTATTTTACCACTGATACCAATCAACATAATTTTTATTTTTTAATTATTTATCTAAACGTATTCCAATTGCTACAGGATGACGTGGTACTCCCTCATCACTAAATTCAAAGAACCTGAGCTCTGCAGTTTTACCAATATACTTCTCTTTATTTTTGAGCATGTCAGCACGTTCTGCATGTGAAAATCTCATCCCACAACCTAAAATATCATCACCTATAGGATGACCTTTTGCACCAACCCAAGTGAATATAAAAGACCCTTGTTCAAGATCTTTGTCCATTGGTATTACATCAAGTATTTTAAGAGCAACATCTTGAAAGTCTTTATACTTCAGTAGTTGTGAGTCACGTTTATCAATAGCATAACTTGCTTCACTGTGACGTACAATAGTACCTTCATATCCAGCATTGATAAATAATTTGTGATGATGTTTTAACTCTTGCTCATTTTGAATAGTTATTCTAGGTACAATTTCAATATTAGGTAAGTCTTTAACAATTGATTTTAATTCATCATATCTCTCAGTAAAAGATATTTTTTCACAAACTAAATCATATACATGATACTTAACATTTTTAGTTTCTTGACCACGGTCTTTTTTAATAATTTTCATATTTTCCTGAAAACTTTTACCATGTGCGTATAATTCACCGTCAAGATAGTATTCACTAGAGAGAGTATTTAAATCTGCCTGGATGTGAGACATTGTGGTAATCTTCTTCCCTTTACGGGAAATCAACGGTTTGTCTTTACCACCTAAAGATCTCATACCATCAAGCTTAGGTTGTACATAACAAGGATAAACAATCTTGTGTTTTTCTTTCTCATATTCTTTAGCTAACATTGGTAAGATAATTTTTGTGTTTGTTGCTTCTGCAACAGACGTAAAGTACCCTTCACTCATTTTTGTTTCAATTTTAGAAACAGCTTCTAAAAATGCTTGTTTTTCAGGCGTTGTTTCATTTACTTTACCTATGTTTTTGGCTTTTGCTGTTGATTTGTGGATTATAGGACTTTCTGTATCCAATAATCCTGATTCCTGAACTAATTCTGAACCTTCATTATATACACGTAAAAATCTAATTTTACCTTTACTATCTTTTTTATAAATAGTTTTATCAAATGCTGTTATTGCTTCAACCATAATTTATATTGATTTTATTAATTTTTTGTTTGATTAAAATATGTACTATCTTTTTCACATTCATTACCTTCATTATTTTTATAACTTATAAGGTAAAAGTCAGGTTTTTAATACTCACCTAATTCTGATTCTGATTCTTCTTTAGTTACAATACTATCCTTAAAACCCTAAGCGAACCAAGACTTTATCTGTTTTTTTATTCATTTTGTTTCTTTTTTATTTGTGCATTTTTAATAATTTTTGAGGCATTCTTTACAGTGTTTTTACCACCTTTTTTTCTTCCTGCTTTACTCATCTTTGTTTTGTTTAAAATATGTAACGTATTGTGTTCCAAGGTATTACTCTGTCATGCAATGCTCTCCACTCATTAATCCATTCATTTTTAAGTTTGTGTTTGTACCTTACATTTTTACCACCATATTGTGATATTTTAGATTCTTGAATGCTATTACTCCACAATAAATCTTCACCTTTTAAATTATTTTCTAAGTTTTTAAAGTGTTTACTTTCATTATGAGTAAGAAAAATAACTTCGGCTTTTACAGGATTACCTAAATCCCAATGATCTCTATGAGCTATATCTTTAACTTGATTAAACAATTCTTTATAGTCTTGTAACCACTTGTCATAATATATAACAGGACTAAAGTTAAGATGAACATCATAACCTGCATCTTGGAATAACCTTACTGCATATAACCTTTCTTCTATATTGCTAGTATTAGGTTCTAATATCTGTCTGATATTCTCAGGCATCAAACTAAACCTAATTCTTATTTTACCATCAGGATTGTAATTTAAAAACTCATTTGTTACTGTTTTTGTAGCAAAAGTTCCCATTACTCTAGGATGCATTTTAAAAAAATCAAATATATATTTCCAGTTTATTTGTTTATAATGTAATCCTATATCACTGTTGCAACCTATATCGTAAGTGTAATACAAAGGGTGTGTTTGATTAGGTTCTTTTTCAGGTAACCAAGCCACATGATCATTAATAGCAGATAATAAATCTCCATTATTTTTTGCTATGGTAATGTACTTACCATTATGTCTTTTAACATAACAGTAAGCACAATTAAAACCACATTCATAAATAAAACTAGGACTTATATAATCTGAACTTCTACCAGATTCTTTAATATCTAAAGCTTTTCTGACTACTTTTTTTGTTTTCAAAGCTCAAATTCTGAATCCTCATTTTCTTCATCTTTATCTTCAAAATCAAGTGATTCAAAGTTATCATTTGATTCAGTTTCCGGCTCAGTTTCTACTTGAGGTTTTGAGCTATCAATAAAGATTTCAAAACTATTATCTTCAATGGAATCAAGAAATTCTTCTTCTACTTTATCACTTTCTTCAGTAACTAGATCTTCTTCAACGTCATTTGGACTATCTTCATCACTATTATCAGTAACAGTATCTAAAGTTTCTTCAACATTTTCTTCAACAAACTCTTTATCTTGAGACTCTTCTTTAACAACTTCAATTATAATGTCAGTTGATTTAACTTCTTCAGCTTCTTCAATTTGTGTCAAAAGATTAGTTTGATTTTCAGGCTCACCATAATTATTTTCTAAAGTTTTAGCTTTATAGTTAATTAAATTAAATTCAAGAGTTACAACCATGTGTAATCTTGTTTGGTGATCCATCCAATTTCTAGGATGAGATCTTTTTAAAGATAACGCTACATGGTTATAAACACTCCAAAGAGATCTTGCTTCAGAATTATAATCAAAAGAAGGCTTGGACAACTCTTTCTTAATAATGGAAATCTGTTCATTTGAAACAATATTATATTTCAAGTAAAGAGCTCCAATAAATCTATTGAGCATATTATCAGTTAAGATGATAGTTTTCATTATATTCTTATCAGCGATTAAGTTATTAAAATAACTTCCTGCATTACTAATTTGACTAACAATTGTTTGAATAGTTTCTTGATCTGCAGTACCAACATGCTTACGTCCCCAGGTGTTTACGTCACCATCAATTACTCCATTTAATGAAGTGTATACATATCCACCAATTGCACATCTAAATCTCATAGATTTATCATAACTGTTTGACCAAGCAAACATCATACCCATGTCATCATCTTGACTGTGCTTTAAATAATACATTCCTTGAGCAAGAGTACCTTCAGCATTTGCTCTATATATTTCCTTATCTACAGAAAAACCATGCTTTTCTAATTGCTCCAATGTGTTTTGCATGACAAAATCATGCGTTATTACTGTATACGTATCAGCGTGTTGAGGTGCTGCTACATTTTGTAAAAATTCTTTTGTTACTACTTTTGCTCTCGTTGCCATTTTAAAATAATGTTAATTGTTTTGTTACTTTAACCTCTAGTTTTTTCAGTTCTCTCTTTACACTATCAATGTAATAAGACATATCCAAATCATATTCTTGAAATGGTTTTTCTATATAATTCATCATCAAAGTTTGATGCCATTTACCGGCTTCTATTTGAGTCTTTCTACCATCATCTTTGTTTGTTTTAAGAATTTTACACCCTTTTTTAGATATATAGTATCTTAAAGTTTTTTGTAAAGGTTCATAGTTATATTCACCTATTTTTGGTGCAGTTCTATTGAAAGCACTTTTAGTTGAAATACCTGTGTTGGCTTCTTTATATTTACTGTCAACTCTCACCCAATTATTATCAGACCATACTTGCTCCCAACCATTTGCTAATAAATAAGTAACCTTCTCTTCCTTTGTATATTTTGCATACTCAGGATCCATTACAGGTTTAACATAATGTTGAATAAATTCCCAATTACCTTTAATTTTCTTACCTCCAGAAAAATCAAAAATGTTATGTTGAGTTTTAAAATAATCTTCAGGTTCAACACCATGCACGAAATATTCATATATGGCTTTAGGTATAATGAGGAAACTTTTATTTTTATGTAAAGCTAAATCATTAAACTCAAATCTACCTTTACACTTAGAAGCTTTATAGTAATATTTACCAATCTCTTCTTTATAAACATAATGTGGAGCTGATTCTTTTAATTTAAGATACTTATCTTTATCAACTTCATTAAATTCAGTAAGAGCTATATAATTATTTACATCTCCTAAAATTAATTTAGAATATTTATCATGTTCAAGTTGAAGATTTGTTATTTCTTCCCATTCTTTACAAATATCTAAATATTCTTTTTCATAGTTTTTTGGTATTATTGTTTCTAAACCATCAGTATTTTGCATTAAAGGCTGTGCTCCAGGGATTCTTTCAGTAATCATTTCATATAACATGCATAAACTTAATTGTCCATTTATTGTTATACGCATTGTAAATTCAGGATCATATAGAAAACTATGTTTATCATTTGATAAACCATAAGTTGAATTTAATATAATCTTGTAAACATAATTTCTAGGATCAGACTTAGGTATCTTTCTTCTTTCATTAAAGAACCATTCGTACAACTCACAAAAATCATGTGTAGGTAAATGTGCAGGAGCCCAACCATTTCTAATAGCTAAATTAGGATAATAACTTACAACATCTGAAGTCATTATTATAGTATTTTCAGTAACTTCATAAACACCTGATGTTTTAGCACCATGTATACCACCTAATCCAAAATCAGTCTTTACACCTTTATAATTTATTGAGTATTTGAAACCTCCTTTAGTATGTTCAGGATAAACAGTTATCTCATTAAACCTCTTTAGTAATTTTTGAAAAGTTGCTGTTTCAAACTTTATATAAGGTAATATTAAATCTTTTACAACTATTTGTGTACGATTTGTTCTTAATTGTTTCAGTTCATATTTTTTTATACCTGTTTTTTCACTTAAAAAATGTAAAAACAACTCTTTACTTATTCTTGGTTCAGAAGCACTAAATAAAGGTATATTGTATTGCTCAGTTAGTGTTTTTCTTAAAGCTATTTGTTTTTTACTGATGTACATTATAGCTTTAGTAGATTCTACATCGTTAATACAATACTTAATTATCTCATCAATTTCATTATGTGTGGTAATAGTTGCAGTATGTTCAATAGGCATATCTAAAACATTGTGCCAGTCCATACTATATTGTATCCATTTTAGACTGGATCTTTTTGCAGGATTATCCCAATGATTAAGTTTAAATAAGTCAACTTGATTGATATGCATGTTTTTCTCATAAAATTCTAAGAATTCGTTTCTGTTCTTAGCACTTATTACTTGTTGAGCTTTGCCATATATCCAAGAAGCAATTTCACAACCTGACATAAAAGTTAAAGATTCAGCATGCATTATTATATACTCTGTAATTTGAGCATCAAATGCTAATCCATTATAAGATACATGCCACTCATGGTGTAAGATATTTCTCTTTAAAAACTCTATGAAATTATCAAAATCATTGATTAAATCATGAACAACAAATATTTCTTTATGATCACTTTTTACATCTATAAACACAGCTACAAAACAATTGGATATTGTTTCATAATCCATCACCCAATGTGTTTTCTCCATATTTTTTGCATTAAAAAAGGAGGGTTTTAACACCCTCCTTTAATTATCTTAAAATAGTATTATTACTTTTTATCAATATCTGTATCAGAACCTTTTGACTTTTCAGTATTTAAAAGACTTAAATAATCAAATTGTGATTCATTAATAGCATGTAACTTGATTAATGTTTGAATATCAATAACAGAACCAATATAATACTCCTGAAATGTTTCAATAGACTTTCTTTCTTCTTTTATTAACTTACCGTTTCTTCTTGGTACTTTAGTAGCCATAGGATCTCCATTTTCATCAAGTTTTGGTAACATGTGTAAGGAAGTCTTTTTCACTTTGGAAATTACTACAAATACTTTTGATTCTGGATCATATAGACATTCTACATAAGGACAGTTATCCGTAACAGGCATTAATCTGAATGATGGTTTATCATTCCAGTCTGATGATACTAACATCATTGTTGGTTTTAAATTTTCTGACATTCTTTTATTTTTTTTTTAAAATTAATACTATTTATTTAATAATTCAAGTACTTCATCAAACACTAAAGTTTCTTTTTCAAGATTAGGCTTATCACATAATTCTACAGCTGTTTCTAACAAACTCACTGTTACGCCAAGTAACTCAGCATAAATTGCATAAAACTTTTCAGGAAAAAGGTAACTTTCAATGTATTTTGCATTGGAAGCAGAGTGTTTGAAGTAATCTTTAATCTTACGCTTTATTTTTGGATTCATCTTACTATACCTTCCGGCTATAAGATGTTCCCAATCAGTTTTTATATCACCAAAATCAAATGTACATGTTATTAAACCATTTGATTCTTGGTAATCTATTAGTCTTGTGTGTTTCAGTAATATATTTTTTTCAAATTTGATGAATTCATCATCATTTCTTTTTTCATAAACAGCTACAAGCTTGCTATCCTCGGGTTCAACACATCCCTCCAATTTAAAATACGTTTGTATTGGAGTTACACCTGTCCCTTTTTTGATATCTAAGAGCGGATACACAAATATCTTAGACTTTTGAAAGTATACCTTATAAAGCGTACTGATTTCCATATATATTATAATTTTACTGTGTTACATGCTAATGCATAAGGAAGATTATAGTCTTTTTCTACATAGTGATAAGAGACTTCTTTTAATACTTCCGTGAACCGTTTTTCCCATTCAATCATTGATTCTTGAGAAACTTGAAAAGGATATATAAGATTGTTTTTGTCAATTACAACAAATGTAACAACTATATTCCAATCTTTAGATGATTTATCTTTTTTAGTTAAGAATTCATTAATTACAAGATGTTTGTATATTACAGCTTGCATCCAGTATTTATAGTATTCAACAGAATCAGGAAAATCTTGAATGTTTTTACCTAATGTTTTTAAATCTGTTATAAATATGGTTTGTGTATTGTGATCAATTACAACATTATCAACAGCTCCTTTAAACCCAAATGGTAATTTTTTTGAAGGCATTTTAAGCATTAATTCATTAAATACTTCAACACCTTCTGCAGGCTCTATATCAATTTGCATTAAATTACAAACATTTTCATTAGCTTTTATTTCATCAACAGCTATTTTAATATTAGCATAAATTACAGGATCAATTACAGATTTACCTTGTTTATCATTAAGAAATTTAAAATAAGAATTGTTATCTTCATTTATAACTTTATTTAATCTTTGTTCATCAGTTTTTAATTTTTGATGCCAATCTAGACTTTTCATTAAATTCAATATTTCTGTAGAAAAGTCTTTTAATGTTAAATCTCTATCGGGTTGTGAATCAAATACTTTAAAAATTTCATCAACTATTAAACGGTGATTATCTTTAGGAACTTTTCCAGGAAGTATTACAAAGTTATTATTAAAATTTTCAGGTTCAAGAACTAAACAATGTAATAATTTACCACCTACTAAATGAGCATCTACAGAATCTTCTCTATCATTTAAGATGTAATGTCTATAAAAAGACTTAGGTGAAAATAATAATTTGTTTATACTTGAGTAACTAAAATTGAAAGGGTAAGAATAAAATCTTACCATTTCTTCTTGCATTTCTTTTTCCATTAATTGTCAAAATTTATAAGTTCTGGTTTTATAACTTCCTCTTTTTCTACAGGAATATAATCTTTTTGCATTTTTCTTTCATAATTTACATTTAAAAGTTCTAAGTTTTCATCAGTTAATGAAACGCTTTTAACTGTAAATCCTGATAATTCAGGGTCTTCTACATTTAATAACCTAACACCTAAACATGTTAATAAAATATTAACATTTTCAACTGTGAATATATTATATTGCTTTAAGTAATTTATTAATTCGTAAGGATGGATATGATAATTTAAACCTGATGGTATAAGACTAATTAAAGATTTAAAATTAACGTGCTTCTTTGTAGGGTTATAATCCATTTTTCGAGAATACTTGAATAACAATACTAGCAAATAAGGTAATGATTTTTTAAAATCTGCATTTGCCATAATTTCCATAGCTAATGTTGTATTATCATTATCAGAACTTGATAACATCTCATCTAATGTTTCATAAGTATCTTCTTCAATTGTTATAGCATCTTCCGCATTTAAATGAACCATTAAATCTGTTTCAAAATATATTGGTTTATTTGAACTTATTAAAGATTTAGTATATTCATATCCATTATTAGTTAGAATATGCGTAAGATTACTTTTAATACTTTTTACTTGTGAAGATGGTTCTAGACTTAAGTTTAAACTTTCAATAAAACTGCTAGTTCTATAATCAACTAAAATACTTTCAGGAATCTTATCATTATTTAAATCAAAACTATTGTTTTCAATAATAATCATTTCATAATCATCTTTAGTTATTAAGTTTTCTTTTCTTAAGTAACTTAATAACTTTTTAAAAGTTTGACCATCGTATTCATACATATTGTATATACTAGAAGTCATTTTTGTTAAGTAATTTTTACTTATAAATATAGCATCAGCGTTATCTAATTTTGTTGTAACTTTTATTTTATATTTTTCAGTTAAGTTTTTAACTTTAACTCTAGGTATATTGCAATGTTTAGCAATAAATAACTTATTCTTGTGTTCAGGCTCATATGTTTTTGAAGATATTAATTCATTTATAGATTCAATACTAAATGAAGCATGACAAGAGTTTAGTTTAAAAGTTAAATCTTTGATATTTTCTGTTTCATAATATTTACCTACTTCAAAATTTATTATTAAACGTGTTTTCATATTTTTTAAATTAAAAAGAGGAGTTAATTAACTCCTCTTATATTTGTTTTAAATTTATTTATTGTTCTTTTTATGGGAAACTGAATAATGTTTTTTTATTTTAAAGACATCTTCATTACTTGAGTATTTCTCATTAATCCTGCAAATTTAACCTTGTGACCAGCCAATAATTCCTTGACCATGTAGTATCGTAAATCATCAGTAAAAGATTCACAATCTGTGACTAATTTGATTATTCTATCTGTTACTTTTGCATCAACAGTGCCTTTATTTGCCATAACTAATGCATAATTTACTATACGAGTTGCAACAATACTACTAATATCTGCTCTAAAGTCATCATCTTTACCAATACAAGAGTTTAATGCACCAATAACATAAGTTTCATTAGGATTAGTAAGAATTTCTTTAGGGGAAATAATCTTATCCATTTTGTTATTGATGAACATTGTAAACATGCTAGTGAAATCTTCTCCAACTGAGCCTTCTCCAATCATTTGAATTAAAGGAAGAGATTCTTCAAATTTTTCAATTGAACTAATAGCATTAAAAAATGTAGTTGCAGCTCTTGAGTTAACCTCTTTTGTAATTGACTCAGGATTCATTAGTATGAAATTTATACATCTATTGTCTAAACCTTCAGTCTCAGCCCACTTAGCCCAAACATCAGAATCAAACTTAACATCTACAGATATATATCTAGTTGTTTGAGCTATATCTTGAGAGTTTACATTATAATCTCCATTATCAGGATTTTGTGATAAAAGTATATGCCAGTTTTTAGGTAATTTCCAAGAAATATATGTTTGTCTATCAATTAATTCCATTGATGCTTGAATAAACCTATTGTCAGCTCTATTAAAATCATCTAATAATAGTATTCCACCATCAGATTTACCTTCAATCCATTCTGGTGCAGCATATGACATTCTATTTCTACTTGTAGGAACATATTTAGCTTTTATGTATGTTTCCATTAATGTTTCAGGCACCCATTTAATAGTACCATCTTGTTTTTTCATTTCAAACTCTTTGTAAGGAAACCCTACTAAGTCACCTAACTCTTCAATCTGAGTTAAATTTATTTTTACAACTTCTAAACCTAATTCTTCACCAACAGCTAATATTGAAGAAGTCTTTCCTAATCCTGCATCACCAGTTACAGCTATTGCTGTAGGTATTTTATTTTTATCTTGAATAAACTTATTATTACCAATTACATATTTGATAAAACCTTTTAATTCTTCTACAGTTAATTTTGTTTGAGCCATTTTTTTAATTTTTAATTTTTAATTTTTATAATTCAAGTTTTATTACTTTACCTGGTAAAGAATCATTCATACCTGATCTTTCAGATAATACCCATAATGTAGGTATTTTAGGTTTCACACTAGCAAAACATTCACCATCTGTAAAATACACAAGACTAGTGTATTTTTTTAAATTTGCATTGGCATACTCTAGGACAGGATCAAAATAAGTTCCTCCTCTACCATGTACTTTTAAATCTTTATCACCTGTGTAAGGTAATATACTTCTTATTAACGTGTCACATTGTATGATTGTAACATCTGTACCTAATTTATAAATATGATGTATTTCATTCATAAATTCAATAAGTTCTTCTGAAGATACAGATGCTGATGTATCAATAGCTAACAATATATGTTGACGCATTTTAATTTTCAACCCTGGATTATCAGAGTATCTTTTATTTTCTTTTCTTCTTAATTTTTTGGTGTAAACTTTTGTTGATACACCATTGAATCTTCTTATGTAGCTTTTCCAATCAAATTTTGGAATTTTAAGTTCTTCAAGTACTATGACACCTTCTATTTCCCCAGGTACAGTACCTCTTTTCTTTTGGGTCATGTCTTTAGCATCTTGTAGAATTTTCTGAACTTGTTTTTCAATAAGTCCTTTTTCTGATTCTGATAAGTCTTTAAACTCTTCCCAAGTAGAGTGATCGGGTAAACTATTACCTTGATTATTATCACTTTCATCACTAGGATCTTTTGAATTACCAGGATTTCCTGAATTACCTTCTAATTGATCACATAATGAATCAAAGTTTTCATCACCACTTGTACCTTGAGATTCCTTTTGTTCTTGAGCTTTTTTCAGCATTTTGTAGTAATATCTACAACCTGCTTTTCTATCTAAATTTAAATCCGGATAGTCATCTATATCAATACCACCTTCAGGTAGCCATGACTTTTCAATGTATTGGTTAATCTCCATATCCATTGCAATATTGGCCATCTTTCTATCTGCAAAATCAAAATAAATTGTTAAATGATTGAATGCAATATGTAAGAGCTCATGTTTGAGTAAACCTTTTCTTGTGTCATCTGTTAACGACATCCAAAAAGATTCATTAATAGCCAGTTGGAAATTAATATTATGTTTACTAACACCTGCTGTAGGTATTCTGTCAGTCCACGTTTTATTTAACATGATTAAAAAGAACCCATAATAAGGCTCTTTAAACATCAGGTCTTTACTGGTTTTACTTAAACTAGTTATTTTGTCCATATTTGTTATTTTTCAGGATTTAACGTTTTTTTCAGTTCTTTGAATATTTCAGTTTTTGTTTTTTCTTGACCATGCTCTTTTGCAGAATCAGAAATATCTTTTTCCAGCAGTAAATGGATACCGGATAACCCATACCTGTTTTTATATTGAGCTGTTGACTTAATACCAGCTTCATCATTATCAAGTAACACAATTATTTTATGATACTTACTTTTTAAGTAATTAATATTCTTTTCAGAAATCATTGAATTTTCACTATTTGGAGCAATGCATTCAATATTATTAATACCCATTTCATAAAAAGACATTAAGTCCTTCAATGATGATGTAATCAATAAATATTTACTTTTAAAAGTCAACTGATCTTTACCTTGTAAGTAATCCTTTACTAATAAGAACTTTTTATCAAGATTTTTAGGCTGATATATTTTGTATATATCACCATCTTTATTAAAATAGCCATATAGATGGTTACCTTTAAATTCAATTACACTAAGTGACCCGTCTTCTTCAGTTCTTGATAGTTTATAATAAGACAAGGGTTGCACATTGAAATGTTCTAAAGTATTTGAACTAATATGAAACTGTTTCCAATATGTTGCATCAAACGAAGACCAGTGTCTAACTTCATGTTCACAAAGCTTATATTTCTCATAAATTTTAACTTTAGGTTTCACAACTTTCTTATTATACTTAAGATACTCTTGATAGTCTTTTACAATTTTATTTGCTGCTAAACTTCTGTTTTTTAAATTAAAGAGTTTTTCTACCAATTCAATGGAATCTCCTTGATAACCAGAAGAGAAATCTTTAAATTTGTAACGCATGTTATCAGCAATATAGATAAACATGGATGGTGTTTTTTCAGATTTAAACGCTGACTTTATAACTATTTCTCTACCATCCATAGGCTCACTTATACTCAAGTAATTTTCATATATCCATATATCTGGTACATCTGTTAATTCTATTACTGTTTTTGTTGATAGCATGATACAGTTAAATTAAAAAGGGTCCCATTCTTTAATGAGACCCTTAAGATTAAAATAATGATTGAATTAATCTAAATCAAAATCTGAAGCTGTAGCTGTACCTGATTCTGTATTATTAGACGCAAAACTATCTACTTTTTTAGGAGTATTTCTTTTGATATGCGCACTTTCTGAAAACAATAAAGTTTTACCTGAGTCAACTTGTGAAAAAGCATAACCATCTCTAGACGATTTTGGTAAATGTAAATCATAAGCTGTATAACCTGCTCTATTTTCATATTCTTTACCAGCTATACAAAAATCTAAAAATTTATCTTTGAAAGGTTTCTCTTTATTTAAAGCTTCAATGAATTCTTCAATTGAGTCATGTTTCTCATCTTGAGCATCAAACCAATCTAAGATATCTAATGAAGTACAAAGAGCTTTTATAAATACTAAAATACTGTTATCTCTATTAATTTCAATACCTGATTTAGTAGTACCATCTGCAAATGCATATTGACCAGCTTTCACTCTACCAATTTGTCCTGAATATCTACCTAAAGACTCATTATCTTTATCAATAAAGAAACCTTCAAAACCATTTATAGGTTCAGTCTCAACATTTAATAATATGTTCAATGCATCAGGAATAAATTTAAACTCTTCTGCTACAATAGTGTTGATTTTTAATTTATAATTACCTGGACTGATAGTTTTGTTAATACTTGTTCCACCACCTTTTACATCTTTAGTTCCAATTGCCATCTTATTTTTTTTATTTAATTAATTAATTATTTTTTATAAATTTTGTCCCAATTTGTAGTGATAACACCTTCATCATCAGATTCAGAAATAACTATTTCAGCATTTCTTAAATGTTCAGGTCTTGCACCACAAGTAACTTCATCATTAGTTTTAAAATTAATGATCACTTGATTTTTTTTTCTGAACATATAACCAATAGCGTCTGCATTAGCACACAATAATGATTTAATTTTACCAGTAAGATCAATATTTGCAGACATTACTAATTCACCTTTATCATCAACTTGTTTGTCTTTGATATGACCTGATAAAATAATACAGTCTGCTAAACTATCTATAAATTTTAATACTTCAAAGAAAGCTTCTCTGATATATAAATAACCTGCACCGTTAGGTAAACTTAATACATTGTTACCATCATAGTTCTTACCCATAGGCGTGGATTTATATTTTTCAATTGCTAAAGGCATCACCATTTCTTCTAATGCTGTAACAGTATCAATAGTTACATATTTATAAGGTTTTCCAGCATCTTTTACCTTTTTGCCAATAGCAATCAAGTCTTTTAATGAATTTGCTTTAACTTTTAAAGCATCTACATAATCAGAACCATTTTCTAAATCTATTAAAAGATTATCTTCAAGTCCTGCAAATGCAGTTGTTTTACCTGTTTTAGGTTTTGAATAAATTACCAGTCTTTTGGGGTTTACTCTTTCAGCTTTTACTTTTTTACTTGGGAGTGTAATTTCCATTTTTTACTTTTAAATTAAATTATTTAACCATTTTTTATTACTTACTGGTTTTTTCAACATGATTGCTGCTAAATCTCTAACAGTCATTGCACTTAATGGTGCGTCAGTATCAGGATCAATCATTGCATCAAAATCAGGAAATAAATCATTTGTGTCATCAGGAGTTTCTTTTTCAGTAATGAATTTTTCAGGTTTTATTGCTATCAATTCAGATACAGGAATTAAGTATCTTACATGCCCTTGAGCATTAGGCTCAGTGATATCATATTCTTCTTTATAAAAAGGATTACATTTCCATTTATACAATATTCTGTCAGGATCTTCTGACTCAAGTGTAACACTTACAAATTCTGTATATATATCTTCACCTCTTGAGATTTCACTTTCAAAAAATGCTATGTGTAATTCTTGTTTTCCATAAGGTCTGTATGCACACTTAGGAATGTATAACGGATCATTTATCATTAATTTTTCAAAAATCCATGCTTGATCTTTTAATAAATTTGCTGTAGCTATTTTTCTATTGAAAGGTGGTTTAGCATTACCACTTGTACTTATACCCATTTTATCTTGTTTTTAAACCTCTTTCTTGTGTTGCCGGTGATTCCATTTCAACTATTGACATTCTTTCAAATTGAGCTTTGAAAAAACTCATTCTTGTATCACCATTTCTACACTTTAAAAAATGTAGAACTAATGTATTCATATCTTCAATAATGAATCTATCAGGACCATAAAATTTAATTTTCTGTTTAGCTGGTCTATTTATTCCCACAACTAAATCAGCATGCTGTAATAAGGCATCAGCACCAAATATGTCAGATTCTAAAACATAGTTACCATACTTACCATCTTCAGCTCTATCTGGGTGATCAATATTTCTATTAAGTTGACTTAAAACTATAAAAGAAATAGGAAATATCCTTTTTAGTTTAGTCAATGTTTCACCTAAATTATTCAACATGTCACTTTTATCTTTCTCATGTGTATCTTTTTTAAAGAGTAATGAGTGATCAATTGTTATTAAAGTTTTCACAAAAGTTTTAACGCCTTCACTATTAGTATTGGAGTGCTCTTCCATGTATTCCCTAATAGTTTTTTCAAAATCTCTTACTGTACATGGTTCTTCAACTATGTCAATAGGAAACTTAACCTTCTCTTTAGCATATGCAAAGCATCTTTGAAGATCTTCTTGTGTTAATTTACCTTCTGTACTACATAAGTACTTGTAAGGCTTTCCTAACACACTAGAATATTCTCTAATAGCTGAAGATCTAGCAAGCATTTCAAATTGAAATTGTAAAACTCTAAAGTTTTCACCCACATTCAATATAAAAGATTCTCTTACTATTTGTTCTACAATTAATGTTTTACCACTAGCAGGTCTTCCACCAATTACTGTGGTAGTATTCCATTCAATACCACCTGTTCCGGCATCGTTAAACTTTTCCCAAGGTGTCAAAAGACTTTTAATGTTTCCTTCCATTCTACCTTTTAAGTATACTAAGGATTCAGTAAAACCTGTTTTTTGACTATTCCATTTTTTTTTACTTTTTAATGCCATGTTTTAAAATACTTGTATACACTATTTCCAAAAATATGCATGCATGTAACAATTACTTCTATAAATAAGAATGTTACAAATGATATATTTTGAATAAAAGTATTTACTATAAAATATCCTACAATTATTGTAATAACAGTTATTAATACCCTATAAAATTTGTGCATATGTTTATACTACTTTTTCACTAAAATAAGTTTGATCAGCATCTTCTGTTCCATTAATTATAATGTCACAATAATTTGCTAATTCTGAATCAGATTCTCTATCTAAATTTTGTTTTCTGATAAAGTATTGAGATGTCTTCATGTATTTAAAATTTACTCTCTCGTATTCATCTACATACCTTACTGTTGCTTGAATTACAGTATCCCAGCTGAAACTATAAGTTTTAAAAAACCATCTGAAATTATTCTCTAAATTCTTTTTATTTGACCTTGCATATTTACCAGAAGGAAGTTTAAATTTAGGAAAAATTTCTAGATATTCTGTTATCTTTTCATTAAAATTGTTACCCATTAAACTTTTTGATGTATTCTTTTTTGTTGTTTTAAAATACCCATTTATTTCATCTAATAAAGCAAATGCTTTAGCTGTTGGAAGATTTTCTTCATCTAACCAATTATCTGACCTTAATCTTGTAACTTCTAAAGCTATATTAATAAAACCTTCTACAGCAGTTACTTTAGTTCTTATACAGTTTAATAAATAAACTTGATTGGGAGTTATTTTTTGTTTTATAAATAAATTATATATTTCATCCATTACCATTTCATATTAAAGTTGTAATTTTCTTTTAGGGTTTTTGTGATTTTATTAAAAGCATCTTGTGAATCCCACATCCCATTATTATACATAGCACCTATAGGATGCTTAAGAATTATTTTATAATTGTTATCATCAGAAACATACGAACACCAATCTTCAGCTTTTTTACCAAAGTATACATATATTAAACCTGTATTATTATGGTTCAACATATCCATTAAATAAATTATAAAAGGTTCCCATAATTTAAGATGAGATGTTACTGTACCAATTGTGACAGTTAGTGCCGTATTAAGTAATAACACACCTTGATTACTCCAATCTTTTAAGTCATCTTTTCTATCATAACCTGAAGGAAATGTAGTTCTTTCTAACTCATCAATAATGAAATTTAAAGGTGGTAATAATTTATCTTGCCCACTACAAGAAAATGCTATTCCATCAGCAACACCAACTTGAGGATAAGGATCTTGACCAACAAATACAACTTTTAAATCTTCATAAGGACATTCCTCAAAAGCTCTAAATAATTTTTTTAATGTTGGTGTAAATCTTTTTCCATTGTTTGCATCTTCAACAAGATGCTTTAATATATTATCAAATTCACTACTAAATATAAAACCTCTGAGTACTCTATCCCAACCTGAAGGCTTTAATTTCTTAAAAAATTTTTCTTTTATACTTTCTATGTCTATATTTACACTCATAAAAATTAATATTATGATAAAGGTAAAAGAGTTAAAAGATAACGCTAAGTTAAAAATTGAAATTAACAAAGCATATTACATTATGCTTAAAAACACATTATTGTTTTTAATAGAACAAGAATCTAAAATCTCATCTAATGAGGAAGCTGTAGCAACTATTGAAAAAGTATCTGAATTAAAGTATGAAGAGATGACTCAATTTCAAAGATCTTTTTATACTATAACTTTAGCTGTTGCTGAAATTGAAAGCATTGCTGTCAATGACCCTGATTTACATGAGGAAAAAGAGATTCCTGAACCAGGTGAGGAAGGTTATGAAGAACCTAGCCTAGATTAAGGTTGTAATTCATACCAATCTCAATACAAGATTGTATAACACTTGACAATTCATCTTTAGTACATTCAGCAAAAGATTTTGTCAAGTGTTCATCTTTACCATCATCCTTCACTATAAATGACAAACCTGCACTTTCTTTAACTAACTTTTTCATTTCTTCAAAAGTGTATCCGGATTCTTTAGATAATTCACGTATTGAAGCATGAATTTTTGATATTTGAGCGTATGAACCTTTTTCAGTGTCTAAGCTTATAAACATTTCAACTACAGCACCTTCTGGGAGCTTATTAACAAAAGTTTTATATTTTACACCATCTTTTTCTTCTTGGTAAGTAATTTTACCATTCTTTTTTATAAATTTTGCATTGAACATATTTTTTTATTATTTATGTTTATTTTTTAACTAATTTTTTAATGAAATCAATAAAAGTATTATAGTCTTCTATTAATTTTATTATAATATTTAATTCATATATATGTAAGTGATAATCATTATTTTTTACCATATCACTTTCATCACTACTGATTAAAATTGTATTATTAATCAAAATTCTGTAAAAATAATAATCATTATCATTACCAGAGTCTTCTTTAGTTACAAGGACTTTTTCAAAGCCTGCATCTATCATTTCAGTTTCCGTCATTATTAATCAAATTCAGGGTTATTATGATATGTTGTCAGTTTTTCTTTTTTTAAGATGAAAATATTCTTTAAAAATATTTTCTTACGTAACTTATTTTTTTGTTTCATTACAGGTGTTATTTTATCACCTACTCTTACTTTTAATTGTGTATTATACATTTTTCATAAAATTAATGAACAATATTATTCCTACTATTGGAGGCATCACATAAATTATTATGAATACCATTAGTAAACCTAGTTGATACAATCTCATTTTCCAAAGCTTCATTTGTCTTTTTTTTATTTATAATTGATAAAAATTCAGATATTGTTAAACCTTCAGGTATTTGATCAACTGATCCATATTCTTGAATAATATTAAAATATAATTCTTTTACTCTACCCATTATTTTCCTTTTTTTGTTTTACTTTTAATTTTTTTAATTCAGCTGTTAAAACTTTATCTAATAAACCATCAATAACTTCAGTAGGTTGAGTTTCAGTTATTTCACAGTATTCTCTAAATTTTTGTAGAACACCAATATTTTTAATGTTTATGTGAGATTTTAACTTAATTTTGTTTGTCACAATACGATGTTCAAAATCAATAGGGAATAATATAAATAACTCTTTAAGATTTTCTTTAAATCCAGAAGTAGGAAAAGTTAATAAATCATTAAAAGTTCTTTTTACATAATTTATTGAAGAATGATCAATTTGAAAATATTCAGCTAAAACTTCTTCTGTATAAAAGAACTTATGATATAATATATATATTAGATAATTTCTTTTTTCTAAATATACTCTTTTCCTTGTTTTTTGAATTTTAAGTTTTTCCTCAATATAATTAAATATATCTAGACTTTCATAACTCATAGTTATATAGTTAATTCCAGCTCTTCTAATTCTTTTAAAATATTATCTTCTTCATCATGAGGACTAAACCTTGCAAGATCATAATATTCATAAGGGAAAGCTGAAGGTTTTAAATTTATTTCTTTTAATAACACCCCATATTTGTCTTTTTGTATACCCATTCTTACAATCTTAATAGGAGTGTAAAAACTGTTTTTTTTAGGCCAGTCTTCTAAGGGTATTTTATCAGGCTTATTTGAATCATTAATACAGACTAATTTCATTTATTTCTGAATTTATGTTTAAATCAGATAAATCTTTATGCATTTCAAAAATGTTATCAAAATCACCGGAAGCAATCTTATAACTTTTTTTATAATGTGCTAGCATTACACATTGTTCTGCTTGAAGAGCTTCCATCTTACATATTTTGATAACACAAGCCATTACATATAGCATATCATTTGTGTTATCATTTAAAAGTGTTAAATCGTGTGTTTTTTCCAAAACCATTTTTATTCTAATTTAGTCAATTTTTGTCTTAGGATCAAATAATATTTTCATTCCCATTTCATCAATAACATCTACAATTTTTTGAATAGTATTACCATGTTTATCAATAAACAAAGTTTCTGATACTATAAATTTAGATGATTTAAATCTTTCAAGTTTAACTATTAATTTATACACATAACTTTTGAACTCATGTTCTAATTTATTTAGATCATTAAGAGCAGACATCATTTTTGCATATACAAGATTGACTTTAGTTTTATACTCATTTTCAATAAATATAGAATTTTCAAGATTATCAAATTTTACTATAAGATCATATAAACAAGTTATGTCAACTTTTCCAAAACTGTTTAAAGGACCTTTCATGTAATCTTCAACCCAATCTTGGAAAATGTTAAGTTCTTTTTTTATTAACTTTCCATATTTTGACATGTCTTGTAAGTCATCAATATCATTAATAACGCTTGATAATTTTACAAAACCTCTAAGTAAGAAAAGATTGTTGTTGTATTCTTTTGTCATAATGTTATATTATAATTTTTCCATTCTATTTTTGTTTGATCAAACGTTGATAATGCATCAACAACCCATTTTTCATCTACTGTACCTTTATAACAAAGTATGTGTATCATTGCTGTTTCATCAGGATTGAGACGTAAACATCTACCAATTCTTTGAGCAGCTTTTCTTTCATTACCATAAGCATGAAGTATTACACCTTGTCTTAATTCAAATATGTTTATACCTTCACTTAATTGTAAAACACAAGACAAAAGCTTTACTTCACCTGATTGAAACTTTTCTAAGTTTTCATCAGATTTTGGATTTTCACTATGATAACTATGTTTACATAATCTTTCAGCTTGGTCTTGTGTATTAGCAAATATGATAGTTTTAGATTTAATAGCTTGAATAAGTTTTTGAGTATACTTTTCTTTTGATTTGTATCCCATCATTGCTTTCATTCTCATTATTCTGCAAATTGTAGATTCCTTACCATAATTTGCATTTTCTAATCTGTTTGTCCAATAATTATAATTTGCTAATTCAGTAGTATAAAACTTTTTATGTTTACCTGATTCTACATTTTTGTTTACGTTATCTAATTTTAACTCGTGTACTATAATTTTATAGTTATTAAGTATTCCGTCATTTATAGCATCATCCGTTAAATATTCATATTGAATAGGATAATATTGATTCATCAAGATTCCTTTTTCACTCATTTTATTTTTAGGAGGCGTTCCTGTTAAACCTAATATAAGACCATTATAATTTTCTAAAAACTCTTTATGTGAATCTAATAAACTATGTGCTTCATCTAAATATACTATGTCAAAATCTTTAGGATTTGTTTTAGTTAAACTTAAATACGTAACAAAATGAACACTGTTCATTAAATGTGTTTTATTAAATTTTGCAGCTTCATTAATCCATGATTTATATATTGCTTTTTTTGGTCCTACTAATAAAACACGAGTTCCTATTTCTAAATGTTGTTCTAAATGTTTTAAACCAACAAGTGTTTTACCAACACCTGTTGCTAATGCTAAACCAGCTTTTGATTTCCCTTTTACAGCCTTTAGTGCTGCTTCCTGAATTTCTTCTCTTGTCATTTTATTTGGTTTTTAAATATTACAGGACCACCTTTTGTATAAGTGTTATAAATTTCTTTTTGAGATATACATGAAGCAAGTATAAAAAGTAGTGATACTAATAATATTATTTTATTTTTCATTTCTATTATGTTTTAAAAGTTCTAATCTGGAAATAGCTTTTAGATTGGAAAGGTTATCATTATGTTTATTTCCATCAATATGGAAGATGACATAACCTTTAGGGATAATACCATTTGCTTTTTCCCATATGTGTCTAGGTCTACGTTTCCTTTTGTTTTTACTATCCCACAAATGTACACAATCTTTTTTATTGTTTTGTACACCACCTTTCCAGCTTGGATGATTTTTACCTACAAATTGATCTTTCTTAAATTCTGTTTTAGGAGATACTCTTAAACCTTTTAAACCTTTATTCCAAGGTTTATTTCCTTTTATGAACTGACCTTTATTGATATTTTATATTTTATTTATTTAACAATTTCACATAATCTTTCCAGATTTGAGAATTTTCTTTTTTTTCCAACCTGTATATTTCTTTCAAGAGTTGCCATAAATCATCTTTAGAGAACGTACTGTTTATGTATAAACACATGTCATCCATATCAGCAACTACTTGTGTAGATGAATTAATAGATGCTTCAAATACAGGAAATAATACTTCTATACCACTCTCTTTAGCTATTTGTATAACAGATGCTTCAAATGATAATTCAACAGGAACACTTAAATTAGGAGTAACAATATTTATTTCTATTTTGTTACTGAGCCAATGTTCAGATTCACTTAACCTTTTCTTCCCTATTCTAAAACGAGAATCAGCAGTTATGTCATCAAACATTTCTGAATGTATAGCAGGTAAAGTTTCATTGTTGTACATGCTATTGACTACACTAACCCATTCATCAGAAAAATTACCGTACCCACATAATCTTGAATCATGTAGCTCATGGTCATAATTATTAAGAAAATCCATAATAAATGATACATCATTACACTCACGTATAGCATACGATATTTGTATTTCTGATGAACTTCTGTTACGTATAACACGCATTTCATCTAATTCTGCTAACATGTGGTCATATACATACTTAGACTTTCTATTAGGATTTGAATACACTTGAATACCATTCTTGTAAATTGTAAAAGGTTGTCCAGGTAACTCATTACGAGCTATTTTAATTTTATCAGTACTATAGATATACTCACCTTTGAAGAAATAATTATTAAAATTATCAAGTACATTTTGAATAGCATCATTAATTTTGATCACAATTTTTGTATCATAGTTATAGTTATAAGTTTCTTCTACAACACCATTTTCATCTAAGCAATTGCTATATAATTCTCTGATAGCCATCCAAAACTCCCAGTCATAACCTAAATTAACAGCAAATGCTGTTGTAGTTCTAGTTGTAACATGTGATCCTTCATCAGAAAAATCTGTATTTATTACTTGAATTAATGTTTTTTGTTTACCTGTAATAGGGTCTACTTTAACAACTTTATCAAATTTGTATATGTTATTACCAGACTCAATGTAAAATTCCACATTATTTCTTAATAGTATAGCTACTGCATACTTTAATCCTGAGTCAAATTGACCTATTTTAGAATCATCGGTTTTTTTTACTGAATCTCCCATAGTAGTAATATCAATTTCTGATAATATACCATTATTACTAAATATTAATTGATTTTTCATTTTAATACTATATTAAGTTTAACTTATTGATCATATTTCCAAATAAACATTACCCGATCAATTTCTTCTGAATATGTTTGTTCACAATATATATTGAAACCTTCTGCTACAAATGCCCAATTACCTTTTGATATAGTCACCATTTCAGTATTATATTTGTTTATAAAATACTGAGCTGATTTTACATCTGAGACAAATACTGTAGATAAGTAACAATAACCATTTTTATCAAATACATGATATAATTCAAAAAATTCAAATTTGAGCAGTATATTCTGTCTGAATTCAAAATTTGTTACTTTATCAGGAAATTCATTATATATTTCATCATAAGTAAAACCTAATCTACTTTGTGATACACTATTTAGACTACATAGTATTAAAAGTATAGTTAATATTTTTTTCATAATTCTCTTTTTGTTTTAATATGTTCTAATGTTATTTGATACTTCTTATTATCCTTAGTAGTTACTATACCAGTTGGTGTAATACTTTTTACTTCTTTGTATATAGCAGCATGTTCTATTCCTAAAAATTTACAAATAGAATATCTTGTAGCACCTGCTATAATACTATTTAATTTATAACTGTTCATGGTCTTATTTATTCATATATCTCTAACTGCACGCACATAGTAGGCGTAGTCCTTATCGTAGCTGGAGGCACTCCCATTGAGGAAGGAGAAGAGCCACGCGAGGTAGAGGCTGGCGTCCTCCGTACTACTCCAATAGTCTTTATGACTAAATTCTTTTTTTAAATTACAATCTTCAGAAATGTACCATAATTCTTGTATAGTAGGTAACCTCCAACCTTCACTTAAATTTTTACAATATTCTATAGAATCATCCCACGTCAGTTCTTTTTCTTCAGGATGTATTTCTATATTAATTTGTTTAGACAACACAAGAGGTTGCTTAATTTCTTCTAAAGCACACTCTTTATATATAGTACTTTTCCAATATTCTAATGTACCTTCTGATCTACATTCAGTATTTACATACTTTAACACTTCTGGTTTTAATGTATATAACTTTTCCATAATTTAATTTTTCTAAATTTATTTACATTCTTGACATTGTTTATACTCTGACTGAAACAGTTTTCCCATTGTTTAATTTTTACTATACCTAGACAACTATGTAAAGTTTATCATTTTTCACTAAAGTAACAGATATTTCAAAAGGAAAATCTGCAGGTTTAACTCTTACTTTATTTTTATTGTCTACACCATCTTTAACTACTACAGCTAACCTTTGTCTAGCCCCATCTTGTAACAACACCGTGTCACCTTTTTTAAAATTTGTCTTACTCATCTTTGTTTTG